TCCATGAACCGGCAACGGATGTCAGCCGGGTGTTCTCAACGGTGATAGATATGCCGGCAGGACGGGGCCATGTCACCCTGACGTTTAATGTGTCATCGACCGGCGCGAACAAATGGACGCCGACAACGTACATCAGCGATTTACTGGTGGTGGTCATGAAAAAATCCACGGCAGGAATCAGTATCAGCTGACGATTTATTAACCCGGAGGGGCACCCGAAGCGGTGCCTTTTTTATTGACTGAAAACGAGAGGTAATCATGCGCCATATTTTATTTTTTGTCGCTTTTCTGGCAGGAATGGCCCTTCCTGCGCAGGCTGAAGTCGGACACGGTGCGTTTTCCGTGGGATATGCTCAGGTTCACCCGGGCGGCGTGCCGGCATTGTCCGGTACCGGTGCCCGTACAGGTGATTTAAAAGGGATTAACGTGAAATACCGTTATGAATTCACGGACCATGCGGGTGGTATTGTTTCGCTGAGTTATGCGTCGGCGAAAAAAAGCGACACGATGAAGACGGGTGAAAATACGTTCCATTATGAAAGCCTGCGCGGTCGTTATGTGAGTCTGATGGCCGGCCCTGTCTGGCAGGTCAGTGAGCAGGTCAGTCTCTATGGCACGGCTGGGATGGCTTACACCCGCTGGTCTGACAGTGTTCAGGATTACCGACGTGATGAATTGAAACCGGGGTATGTGAAGGAGACGACCACCGCCAGTGATGGCTATACCGCACGACACCTGTCGCTGGCATGGGGTGCGGGTCTTCAGTTCAGCCCGGCAGAATCCGTGGCCATTGATATTGCTTATGAAGGCTCCGGCAGTGGTGACTGGCGCACTGACGGTTTCATCGTGGGTGTCGGTTATAAGTTCTGATTAGCCAGGTAACACAGTGTTATGACAGCCCGCCGGTTCAGGCGGGCTTTTTTGTGGGGTGAATATGGCAGTAAAGATTTCAGGTGTACTGAAAGACGGTGCAGGTAAACCGGTACAGAACTGCACAATCCAGCTGAAAGCAAAACGTAACAGCACCACGGTGGTGGTGAACACGGTGGCCTCAGAAAATCCGGATGAAGCCGGGCGTTACAGCATGGACGTTGAGTACGGTCAGTACAGCGTTATTCTGATGGTGGAAGGCTTCCCGCCATCGCATGCCGGGACCATCACCGTGTATGAAGACTCACAACCGGGTACGCTGAATGATTTTCTCGGTGCCATGACGGAGGATGATGCCCGTCCGGAGGCACTGCGCCGCTTTGAACTGATGGTGGAAGAGGTGGCGCGTAACGCGTCCGCAGTGGCACAGAACACGGCAGCCGCGAAGAAGTCAGCCAGCGATGCCGGCACATCAGCCCGTAAGGCGGCAACCCATGCGACTGATGCTGCAGGCTCAGCACGTGCAGCCAGCACATCAGCCGGGCAGGCCGCGACGTCGGCTCAGTCAGCGTCTTCCAGCGCAGGAACGGCATCAACAAAGGCTACTGAAGCATCAAAAAGTGCTGCCGCTGCAGAGTCCTCAAAAAGCGCTGCGGCTACCAGTGCCGGTGCGGCGAAAACGTCAGAAACGAATGCTTCAGCGTCACAACAATCAGCCGCCACTTCTGCATCCACCGCGACCACGAAAGCGTCAGAAGCTGCCACCTCAGCCAGAGATGCGTCGGCTTCAAAAGAGGCGGCAAAATCATCAGAAACGAACGCATCATCAAGCGCCAGTAGTGCAGCTTCCTCGGCAACGGCGGCAGGAAATTCCGCGAAGGCGGCAAAAACGTCCGAGACGAACGCCAGGTCTTCTGAAACGGCAGCGGGACAGAGCGCCTCGGCTGCGGCAGGCTCAAAAACAGCGGCTGCGTCGTCTGCCAGTGCCGCGTCAACAAGTGCCGGGCAGGCCTCAGCCAGTGCCACCGCTGCCGGAAAGTCGGCAGAAAGCGCCGCATCATCCGCTTCAACAGCCACAACGAAGGCTGGCGAAGCCACTGAACAGGCCACGGCAGCAGCGAGGTCAGCTTCCGCAGCGAAGACATCCGAAACGAACGCGAAAGCGTCGGAAACCAGCGCAGAATCCTCAAAAACGGCTGCCGCATCGTCAGCCAGTTCGGCGGCGTCATCGGCATCATCGGCGTCTGCTTCAAAAGATGAGGCGACCAGACAAGCGTCAGCAGCGAAGGGCAGCGCCACGACGGCATCCACGAAGGCGACAGAGGCAGCTGGCAGTGCGACGGCGGCAGCTCAGAGCAAAAGTACGGCGGAATCCGCGGCAACGCGCGCCGAGACAGCAGCAAAACGGGCAGAGGATATTGCATCCGCTGTGGCGCTTGAGGATGCGAGCACGACGAAAAAGGGGGTAGTACAGCTCAGCAGTGCGACCAACAGCACTTCCGAGTCACAGGCGGCAACGCCAAAAGCCGTTAAGGCCGCGTATGACCTGGCTAACGGGAAATACACCGCACAGGACGCTACGACAGCACAAAAAGGAATTGTCCAGCTCAGTAGTGCAACCAACAGCGCATCTGAAACGCTTGCCGCGACACCGAAAGCAGTGAAAGCAGCTAATGATAATGCGAATGGTCGGGTACCTTCTGCCCGTAAGGTGAATGGTAAGGCGCTTTCAGCGGATATAACACTGACGCCGAAAGATATTGGTACGCTTAACTCAACAACAATGTCATTCAGCGGTGGTGCTGGTTGGTTCAAATTAGCAACGGTAACCATGCCACAGGCGAGTTCCATCGTTTACATCGCATTGATTGGTGGCGCTGGTTACAACGTCGGTTCCCCACATCAGGCAGGCATTTCAGAACTGGTTCTACGAGCAGGCAATGGAAACCCCAAAGGAATTACCGGGGCTTTGTGGAAGCGTACAGCCGTCGGATTAACGAATTTCGCCTGGATCAACACATCCGGCGATACATATGATATTTACGTTGAGATTGGCAATTATGCGACGAGTGTAAATATCCATTGGGATTGTACTGCAAATGCGTCAGTTTCTGTTTATACCTCGCCAACATATTCAGCGAGTAAGCCTTCCAGCGTTACCTATGGTGTTGTTTATACGATGTATAGCTCACATCAGAAACCTACACCATCAGATATTGGAGCACTGCCAACAACCGGAGGAACAGTTTCAGGTCCGTTGTCTGTTACAGGTGGATTAACTGGTTCATTGAATGGTAATGCAAGTACAGCCACGAAATTGCAGACGGCAAGATCTATCGGTGGAGTTGTTTTCGACGGTTCTGCAAATATTAACCTTCCAGGTGTAAACACTACGGGTAATCAGAACACCACTGGTAATGCTGCAACTGCTACAAAACTTCAGACTGCAAGAAAAATATCCGGTGTTCCATTTGATGGTTCTACTGATATCACTTTAACCGCCGCGCATGTGGCTGCTTTTGCCAGAAGGGCAACGGATACATATGCCGATGCGGATGGTGGCGTTCCCTGGAATGCCGAATCAGGCGCTTACAATGTCACCCGCTCTGGCGACACCTATATTCTGGTTAACTTCTATACCGGAGTCGGAAGTTGCCGGACCCTGCAGATGAAGGCGCATTACAGAAATGGAGGTCTGTTCTACCGTTCCTCAAGAGATGGCTATGGTTTTGAGGAAGGCTGGGCAGAAGTTTATACCTCGAAAAATCTTCCACCAGAAAGCTACCCAGTCGGCGCACCAATCCCGTGGCCATCAGATACCGTTCCGTCTGGTTATGCCCTGATGCAGGGGCAGACTTTTGACAAATCTGCCTACCCGAAACTTGCAGCCGCTTATCCGTCAGGCGTGATCCCTGATATGCGTGGCTGGACGATTAAGGGCAAGCCCGCCAGTGGTCGTGCCGTATTGTCTCAGGAACAGGACGGCATTAAATCGCACACCCACAGCGCCAGCGCATCCAGTACGGATTTGGGGACGAAAACCACATCGTCGTTTGATTACGGCACTAAATCCACGAATAACACTGGTGCGCATACCCATAGTGTTAGCGGTACGGCTGCTTCAGCCGGTGCACATACCCATTCGATGACATTTGTTTCAGGTGGTTCCAGTGGTGCTCCGGGAAGTGGATCACCTGATTATTCTAAATACAGTGTTAACACTTCTTCTGCAGGCGCTCATACGCACTCTGTATCGGGTACTGCTGCAAGCGCAGGTGCACACGCACATACTGTCGGTATTGGTGCTCATACGCACTCCGTTGCGATTGGTTCACATGGACATACCATCACCGTTAACGCTGCTGGTAACGCGGAAAACACCGTCAAAAACATCGCATTTAACTATATTGTGAGGCTTGCATAATGGCATTCAGAATGAGTGAACAACCACGGACCATAAAAATTTATAATCTGCTGGCCGGAACTAATGAATTTATTGGTGAAGGTGACGCATATATTCCGCCTCATACAGGTCTGCCAGCAAACAGTACCGATATTGCACCGCCAGATATTCCGGCAGGCTTCGTGGCTGTTTTCAACAGTGATGAGGCATCGTGGCATCTCGTTGAAGATCATCGGGGTAAAACGGTTTATGACGTGGCTTCCGGCGACGCGTTATTTATTTCTGAACTCGGTCCGTTACCGGAAAATGCCACTTGGTTATCCCCGGAAGGGGAGTTTCAGAAGTGGAACGGCACAGCCTGGGTGAAAGATGCAGAAGCAGAAAAACTATTCCGGATCCGGGAGGCGGAAGAAACAAAAAACAGCCTGATGCAGGCAGCGAATGAGCATATTGCGCCACTTCAGGATGCTGTAGATCTGGAAATCGCAACGGAGGAAGAAAACTCGTTGCTGGAAGCCTGGAAAAAGTATCGGGTGTTGCTGAACCGTGTTAATACAACAACTGCACCGGATATTGAATGGCCAGTAGCACCTATAGGGTAAATTCGTAATGATTACCTAAATACGTTATTCTTTTGTTCAAAAAGTGATTTTGCTATAGGTAGGGAGTATGTTCTTGGATTAATAATAAAAAATCGCCATGAAAGAGCTTCATGGCGAGTACATAAACGTACAAAATGTGATGAAAGTAGAGTGGCGTAAGCCACTATATTAAGATATGACAATAGCAAACAAAAGTAAATAACATTTTATGGACGTTTAATTGTTAATTATAAAAACTAGAGTGCCCGATATTGTTTATCTTGCTTTAAAATAATGTACTCAAACCAAATTTTTGAGCTAAAAGCTCAAATAATATAAATGCAATGATAATGTTTAATA